AGCATATCTCGTCTTAATACATTAATATTTCTCTTTTTATCATTTTTCTTTATTTCATATTCAAGGAAACTAACTGATCTAAGTGGTCTACCATCTACAACACTATCAGTATTTCTTATTTGAAGACCATCAAAATATTCTAGAGACCAATCTTCATCTACAACTTTACCAGCAGGAAGGATAAGTCTGCCTTTTCCGTCTTTAAGTTGTAAAGTCTCATAATGGTGAATATCGATTAATTGTTGTGGAGTATATTTGTCTTCAAGGTATATATTTAAGTCATATTGAGTCATAGGCCATTCATTCTTAATATCGATAATATTATTTGACATTAATATTACCCAATCCAAATTTGGATTTCCATAGAGCTCTTCAGCTACTGTATCTGGCCTATCATCCCCATGAATCTGAAACCTATCAAATTCTGTTAAGTTTGAGAATAGATCTTCTCTTATTTTAACTCTACGAAAGAGATTTTTGACACGAATAGTGTCACGATTAGTCCTTCTTGTTTTTAATAGAGAAGGATATTCTAAGTTTGGTAATCGGTTGAAGTAATTTGACATTATAGACCTACATCATCATCGTTGGTAAATTCTTTATAATCTTCATCATATAGAGGTACTAATTCAGTGAAGTTGAGAGTTACTAAAGTAGTTACTGGTTGACTATCTTCATCATATGCAGCGAATCTTGCAGCTTCACCAGTATAATCAACAGAAACGCTTTGTAATGCACATGTTTTAAATTTATTTAGACCTTTGATGTCTTTTTGTGTTTTGGCTTTGATATACCTTAATTTAAAGACATCTGGTGTTCCTAAGAGGAAGTTACTACCCGCATCACCTCTACTTTCATTTACTTGTGGATTTTTCTTTACTGCTGAATGTTGTTTAAGTACTCTTATTATCATACGAATTTTTTTAGATTCTTCTGGATTTCTTGGAGTGAATCTGATTGTAAAAGTAAATTGTCTTAATGAAGGCCCAGTGAATAATAATTCCATATTTGGATTTATTATTGTTCCATTAATTCTTGTAATTGCACTATCAAAATTAAGACTAACTCCAGTTGCTGCAGCTGTTGCAGCAGCAATAGCATTTAACGCACCTCTTCTTCTAAATTGTTTTGCACCAGAACCATCACCAAGTATACTCGTGAATGTCTTTTCCATGCCATCGATGACATCTAGACCATCATTAATTACACCTCTTCCACTACCTCTACCAAACACATTACTCAATATATCATTACCAAATGTTCCTATTAATGGATTTAAACTATCTTCACCCCAACCAACTGCATTAATATCTTTAAGTGAATTTGGGATGGGAATTTGTATTGTGGACTGTAGATCTTCTAATCTTAAATTTTGTCTATTATATCTTCTATTATAACCAGCCATTTCACTATCAGAACCTAATTGTTCTTCAGTATCAGTGTTTATTGTTGCTAGTCTTCCTGCAGCTCTATATCTAAAGACTTGTATTTCAAAGTAATCTTGTATATTTGTGTCTATATCAATAGGATATTGTAAAACACGACCACCATTTATTTTTCGTATGTGTCTTTTTGGCCTATATTTTCCAGTAGCTACTGAAGTATTTGTTTTTTCCTGTTTATTAGTAGTTTTGCTAGTATTACTAGCATCATAATCTTTCCAAGAATCATATGTTACGCCTGGGTTACTTACGTCCATATCAGTATCCCAAACTGTTATCTCACCTTCTTGCAGTTCGCTTTCGTTTGCGTTGTTCTTGTTGAACATGTCTTTGATGTTATCAACCCATTCTCCAATATAGTGAGTCATTATTTTAATATCTCCTTAATTATTTGACTTCTCACAGTATTAATAAAATCCAATGATCCATATGAATCAATTAAATCTGCATTATCATTAATTAGATCATCTGTAGCACCTTTTTTTAAGTCTCTTAATTTTTCACTATACATTAAAGTACCTGTTTTATTATCAAAGTCACTATTCATAGTGAAACTATGAACACTATAAGTTTCATAATATAGGTAATCACTTGGAACAGGGTCAACATTTGGCCCAGATGTTTTCCTTAAAGGTCTTGAATCTCTTTTTCCAGCATTCATATCATCATCATTTATCGACAGATAATATTTTTTACCATCCTTTGTTCTATATCTGTTACTATTATATGTAATAGACATTACTTATTCCTCCATACCTTATAAGGAGGAATATCGACACCATCGATATCTATAAATTGTGAGGTCGGTAATAATGACACTTCAGCCATCTCTGCTTCTGGAACTCTCATTATATTACTCTGTATACCACTAAAATAATACCTGTGTATAGTCTTAGTAGGCACAACAGCACCATCGCCACTATTTAGAAGGCTTTTTGCGACACCTTCTCTTAATTTATTATTTAGGTAATGTAAATTAGCTCCAAGGAATCCATCACTAAAGACTGTCATAACATAAGTCATTGGATATCTGTCATACCACTTCAATCTTTCTGGTTTAGTTGCAGTATAGTTGAAGAAATACATCTCACCAACTTCTACTGGCCCAGATACTTCTCCAAATTCACCAGGATCGTCATATTCAGGCCCTTGGTAATTTTGCAGTACTTCTGCCAATTGGTCACGATACCAATCACGACTACGGTTTCTTTTACCTGCTTTTTGTATTATTTCTGATGCAATAGTCATTTAATCCCTAGTTCTTTTTCTGTGAATATTTTAAATTCCCATAATCTATCATCACAGAAGTTCTTTGCAGCTTCCCATTTAGCTTGATTCACACCCCATGTATAAACCTCATTCATCCAAGTTTTTGTTTTTTTGGGTGGATTTGCTATAGGTTCTTTACATTGTTTTGCAGGTTTTACTTCCACTACCATTCTACGGGTCTTATTAGATGCATCAATGTATTTAATATAGAAGTCTGGAAAATAACGTCTCCTCCTGCCACTAATAGGATCTCTATAGGGTATTGCAAATTCTTCACTTCCCCATTCTAAGATTTTATTATTTGTATCACAGTACATCATGAATTTACGTTCCCATAATGACCTATAAATGACATTTTTGGGATCACCTTTATACTTGGTAGGATTCTTGGGTCTATACTTTCCACTATAGCTCATAAATAAAGCTGATTAACTAGCTGATATCTATTTAGATTTATGTCTAGACCAAGAATGCCAAAAAAATATGCTATAGATGATATCAAGTCTAGATTTCAAACTGTAGCTATAGATAATAAGTATCAAGCCTTTTTTAAACCTAATGGGGATGTTTATGATGCAGCCTCTCAAATAGGACTGGATGCTAGATTTGTTGATGAAGATTTAGGATTATATGTTTCTGATGCTGTTTTGCCAGGCTCATCTTTTGCAGATATAGAAGTTGCAGGTGATAGACAAGGTGTTACTGAAAGAATGCCTTTTAGTAGGATATATGATGATGTAACGTTTACCTTTATGGTAGATAGAAATTATAAAGTAATGAGATTCTTTGAATCTTGGATGGGATTAGTAAATCCGTTATATGGTACTCGTTCTGCGACAACACCAAATCAAGTGATGACACTTAGTTATCCAAAGAAATATAAATGTGATATGGCTATAGTGAAATTTAATAAAGATTATGGTATGGAAACTGGTAGTAGAGTTACAAGTGGTGGTGCTATATTATATTATCATTTTAATGAATCTTGGCCCTATTCTGTTGCATCAACACCAGTTAATTATCAAGGTGGAAGTGTTCTTAAATTGAATGTTACTTTTAGATATACAAGATATTTTATGTATGATGTAACTACGGTAGGAGAAAGATATGGTAGATATGGAAGTTCTGATTCATTTAATTTCCAATTAGGTAGGAAGGGAAGATATCAACCAAGATCAATTGGAACTCAGGTTACGGAAGATGATATTAATAGAAATATTCAAGATGAAATAAACAAAGCTAATAAGCCTGGAAATTGGATTAAATGGCCATGGTTAAGAAAAGCTATTGATAATTCTGATTTTACTACTATGTAAGTTACCACCTAAATAAATTACTGATTAAATTATTATGCCGTTACCAAAAATTGTTACTCCTTCTTTTGAACTGACACTGCCATCCAACAAGAAAAAAGTTAAATATAGACCTTTCCTTGTTAAAGAGGAGAAGATTCTAATCCTTGCGATAGAAAGTGGTGGTATGAAAGAAATCACCATGGCTATAAAGGATGTTCTTAAGAACTGTGTTCTTACAAGAGGTGTCAAGATAGACGAATTGCCTACCTTTGACATTGAATATCTATTCTTAAATATCCGTGCAAGATCTATTGGAGAAAGTATTGATCTTATTATAACTTGTCCTGATGATGAAAAAACACAGGTTACTACTCAAATCTATATTGATGAGGTTAAAGTAAAGTCAAATAAGGGTCATAGTAAAGATATAAAAATAGATGATACTTATACA